ACTAAAAGCTAACTTGACCGAACTGATAGGGAAAAAGCCTCCGAAGTAGCTCATTAATATAATAAAAGCAGTCCTGTGGGGCTGAATCAGGCTGTATCTTTTAATTTTAGGGTTACGGTAGGGGTAGGAACTAACAACGCTTAGAAACGATACGACGTTCAACAAGAAAGGAAATGTTATTATGAGACAGGGTAATAATACAAATCAATTCCTCAAGATTTATGACAAGTTTGCAGGCATTGACAAGTTGATAACAATTGCTCTGAACAAAGCAAATGGTCACAGACCAACAGCAGCATTAATATTGGGTATTTCACGGCGAACATTGTATCGCCATATTCAAAGACGAAAGGAAATGCTATGATGAATATTTCAGATGGTACTTGTAGATATGCAATAATCGACCTGTCGGGTTCTGGATTAAAATGTCAGACGTTTGAAAAAATAGACACTCTTGTGATGCATAGTGTCATAAAACTTTTATTTAACAAATCAAAACCGTTCATACATGAGAATATGACAGAAGATTGCTGGAATACGACTTTGCAGGATGCGAAAAAAACAATATTAAAAGAAATACAAGATGAATTAGACAAGTGTATAGCAGCAGAGTTTGTACGTCCTAATGAGGATGAAGAATAATATGAGAGAAGTAAAAAGAGAAGTAAAAATAGATGCTGAAGGATATTTGAAGGATAGCAAAACATCAAAAGGCATTCTTTGTCCTATTTCTAATGTAGAGCCACACTGCACCATTAACTGTGCATTCTTTTCTACGGAAAAACGAGATGAGAATATAGCAGTTGGTTGTACTATTGGAAATGCTATCATCGGAATATTAACAAAATAATCTTATGAAAAAGATACTATTATCACAAGGTAAGTTCGCATTAGTTGATAACCGAGATTATGAGCGTGTCAACAAGTTCAAGTGGCATGCTCATAAAACCCCCAACGGTAATTTCTACGCTATGCGAAATGAGAAACGACGTAAAATCTATATGGCCAGATTTATATTGGGGCTAAAATATGGTGATAAGCGGCAGGCTGACCACAAGAACCATAATACACTAAATAATCGCAGGCGGAACATTCGTATATGCACTTGTGGTGAGAACTGCCGCAATAGGAAATCCCTTCAGGATACATCAAGTAAATATAAGGGAGTATCTTGGCATAAACGAGATAAAAAGTGGCAAGCAATAATCAAGGTTAATGGAAAACAAATTTACCTGGGAACCTGGGATGATGAGGAAACGGCTGCCATCGCTTATAATGTGGCAGCTATTAAACATTATGGTGAATTTGCATTACAACAAAAAATAGTTTGAAAGGAAAAAACAAGTGCGCTGGATAGGACTGAGTTTTGGAAAGGACTCCAACGCACCTGTACAACACTTTTATTTTACTGGGACCGCTCCTGACTTATTCCTAACTTTTCTGCTATGTTGATAATGCACAATCACGGGGTCTGTTATCTCTTGCATCCTGTCAAAGATTTTACAATACTCTCCCGGCAAAGTTGTGTACTTTCCTTTTAATACTTGCTCAAGTGTTTTTTGATCCCACGTTTTCGGGTTTAGTTTTTGTAATGTTTCCCACTCTTTTAATATTCCACGAACCTTGTCATTATTTTTCAGGAATATCGTACCACTTAACACCTCAAATCCTTTAGCACTTTTATTATAGCAACTTCTGTCAAATACATACACACCAACATCCATATATGTTAAGGTAGTCCAGTTGTCAAACAATTTTGGATATGCCAAGAACTCAGCATCAACATCAACATAGACAATATTCGTATTGGGAAACTTGTCCATCATTCGCAAAAGAAATGTTGGCTTGTATCCCGTATTCTTAAACCACGAACCCAGATTATCAATGCCCTCAATGTAGTAAGGAACATCATGACGTTCAAGTGATTTAATTAAAACCCTTGCACTCGCTTCATACAAAGTATTCCTTGTGTAATAGCCGACTATAACAAAACTCATTCTATTTATCCTTTCTACTCCATAACCAATCATAAAAGAAATACAAAACCAGTTTCGACTGGATGTACGTTAAAGTAATCCATGACATTTGTTTTATATCACCAGTGACAAAATAAGTAATCAAACCAAGAATAACATTTCCCAAAATAATCTCATATGTCACAGCCTTTATGGCATACTTTACTTTGGGTCTTATCATAGAGTTATTCCAAGCACGCTCATGTAAATAAAACACGACGAGAAAAATACTATGATGAATGAAGGTTGTCATCGAAGTCTGTATCCAGTTTCTTGTAAATAGCCATGTTATACCAGCCAACCAAAATATACCGATGATTCGCCATACTATACTTTTTGCCATTGATTTTTTGTGACTATCTATCATTTACAATTTCCTTTTTAACTTGAGTAGATGAATGGTTTGGAAAATATGGAATGGTTAGTATTATTCCACCCAAAGAATGCATAGCTGCAACTACGGAGGGTTCCGGTGTGTGGCTATCACTCTCCATTAATACATCTGGTTTTATTGTATGGATATTTCCCAAAGGAGAATATGTTTTTTGTGCTACTACCAAATCTATGCAAGCAATACTGCGAGCGATTTCAACACGTTCTTCAAAGCAAAGTATCGGTTTTGATTTCTTTTCCATTGTGGCTTCATCCGTAAGGATGCCTACAACCAAACGCCCATTCGGACCAGCCACAGCTTTAGCATTTTTAAGCATTTCGAGATGCCCTTTGTGAATAATATCCAACACATAATAAGAATATACTATAATCATTTCACAATCCACCAATCTGGGTCTTGATGATTCAATTTAATTTTATTAGTTTCAATAAACCAATCAACAGCACGAATTACACCGGCACAATAACGGCTGTCACCTAAATTATAATCGTGACCGCCCAGAACTCCACCAGCTTTAACTTTAGGAAACCAAGCTAAAATATCATTTTTAACTGCTTCAAAATTATGGGCTGCATCAATATAAACAAAATCAAAATAACCGTCTGTAAATTTGGGTGCAGCTTTCAAAGAATCAAGTTGCATAATGGTAACATTGGAACAATCCTTAAATTTTTTAACAACCAAAGGAAGATGCACTGTCGTGTTTGAAAGTTTTGGCAAAAAACCATTCCCATATGGAACAACATGTTTATATGGTTTCCAAGAATCAACAAGATACAATTGTTTAAGTTGTAATATTGAAAAAATACTTGAAGCATTAAGGCCTGCTCTAACGCCTATTTCTGCTGCTAACAATTCCTGATGAGGAAATTTCTTTTGAACAAAAATTGTTGAAGGTCGATTCATTTCCATTTTAATTCCTAACATAATGAAGTATATTTTTTATTCCAAGACAAAGCAAATTTTTTAAGAGTATTTCTTTCTGATCTCAATTGTTCACGCGATCTATCAAAATATTCAATATTGGGTAAACAGGAAAGTTCCTCTTCAATGCCACCCAGTGCCAACTGATATTGACTATAGTCTGTAAAAATCTTTTTTACATTGTAATTTTGAGGATTCCGGCAAATATCAGTTCCTGGAAAGGGAACAAAAGTAGACATAGTAACGAGATTGGGTTTTGTTTCTTTAATAAATTCTATAGTTTTCTTGACAATATCCTTCGGCTCGAAAGGAAGTCCATGAATTAAAAATATCTTAACATCCAAACCCCAAGACTTAATTTTGGCAATGGTTGTCTTGGCATCTTCCACTGTTAAAGATTTTTGAATTTTAGCCAAAGTAAAATTATCAACAGATTCTATACCTAACTCCATTAGAAGACAATTGCTCGCAATTGCTTGATCAAGAATCTCATCATCAATAGTATCCACTCGCGTGTTACACTTCCAAGAAATATCCAAATCAGATAATGCATCAGATAGTTCTCGAAATCGTCGTTTGTTAAGAGTAAATGTATCATCAACAAATTTGAAATGGTGAACATTAAACTCTTTCTTTAAGAATTTTATTTCTTTAACAACATTCTCGGTACTTCGGAAACGAACTTGTCTCCCCCAAATAACATTAGAAGCACAAAAAGCACACCTAAAAGGACAACCCCGTGCTGAAATAATATTAGCAGATCTTAAAACATTAGGAAAAGAGGTGTAATTTATTCTCTTCAGAAGAGGTCTTGGTGGAATAGGAATCGAATCAATATCTGATACTGCCCCTTGATAAATGCCGCCTTTTCCTTCAGTAAAAAGATTGGTTAACGCCTTCTCAATAACAGCTTCGCCGGGACCAATTACCACAACATCAAAAAATTTAATAGCTTCTTCAGGCAGAGCACTGGCATGAGGACCACCAATAATTGTATATGCTGGTTTTACCTGCTTAGCATATTCAACAACTTGTGCAAAATTTATTGAAGTAGCAGAAAAAAGATAACCGTCTGCCTTTGGTATTTTACTGTCAAATGACAAATCAACCATCTCAACTTGAATCCCAAGTTGTTGTAAGACACCCTCAATGTACATCAATCCTAAAGGTTCTGCACCTAATGGATCGCATAAACATATATTAGAAGGATTAACCAAAACTAATTTGATATTTTTTAACATAAGTCTTCCGGTTTAACAACTCTGAGAGGAATGTCCATATTGATAATATTTTTCCATTTAGCTTTGAAGATTGCCCTGTCAGTTTTATTAGTCTTTATGTGAGATATTCTTCGAGCATCTTGCTCCCAAATATGTTCGATAAAACATTTCGGAAGAGGAATAAACCGAAGACCCTTCAGATACCATTGCATCCATAAATCTTCACAGGAATAATAGAAAAATGAATCAGTACCAAAGCCGCCTGATTGCTTAAAATAATCTGATCTGATTAAAGCAAAATCCGGCAATAAAAACTGACCAAAAACATAATTTATATGAAAATCTTTAAGTATGTCTCTTTTAACAGGAATGTCTTTATAAAACATAATTCCACCTGCAACATCATCTTTTTGTTTATTAAGTTCTAAGACTGCATTGGAAATACATTCTAAATTAAATACGATGTCATCACTTGCAAACATTATCCGTTTACCCACAGATTTAGAAAATCCGAAATTAAATAACTGGTGCAAAGGATGACGACCGGCACCTAAACAATCCGACTCGGAATATACTTGAGGTTTAATGGGACTAAACTCCTGTATCACTGCTCAAGTGTTATCAGAAGAATCACCATCAAGTATAATTAGTTCGTAAGAAATATTCTTTGTTGCGCCTTCTAAGCTGCAAAGCATTCTTTTGAGTGCATTAGCTCTATCTACTGTTGGTAAAATAATACTAACATCAATGTTTGTCATTTTGGTATCCAATCAAAATTCTTTTTAAGTGTTTCCATAAGTGTTTCAAACGATTCTGATAATTGCGTGTTTGTTTTTACAACAAGTCCTCCTTTTTCAAATACTGATTCTCTTTGAAGATATATATTTTCAGGCGCATGATACGACAAATAATCCATTTTATTTGGTTCTGGAAATTGGCAAGCAATAGCCGTTGTCATTATTTTGTTTTGAATTTGCCGTCTGCCATCTTCTGTTAGAAAAATTCTATCTTTTGAAAACTCCTGTACAGGGCTTCCAAATTTAGAACGAATAAACATTGGAAAATCTTGTATTGATATTATTTTATTTGGAAATGTTAATGGCACTTTCGTATTGTCTTTCACAACTGCCCACGTATAAAAATGTTCAGGCAAAGGAAACTTGTCCATTGTTGGGTTATACCAAGACCCATGATCTGAGAAAATCCAAAATAAAGAATCGGGTTCATTAAAATCATAATGACTTAATATTTCTAAAACATTTTCACCTGCAATTCTATGATTGTTTTTATGCTTGTTTTCAGCACGAGCAATCGCTGCATGAAAATGACTGTAATTAATGAAATAAAATATATCGCCTTTTGCTTCTTTTGCTTTATCAATCCATCGAAATTCATCGTTACGAGATTCTTTCCATTCTTTTCCTTGCTCTATTAAAAATTTATAGGATTGACCATCATGCTGATCCCAAGGTGATGTTCTCTCACTGTAAAGCTCAGGATACTTACCGAAGCCCAAAACATTAAACAAGATGACGCCTTGATTTCTTTCGATGCAATCAAAACCTTTATCGTGTAAGTAAAAATGAATATATTCATTCATCCACGACCAATTTGATACTCCATTTTTGTCTCGTTTCTTTTTCCATAATTCATAACCGACACCGTGCGGTTCATAATCAGATGATAACTTGCCTGTGAACATTTGAATCAGTGAAGATAAAGTATATGCTCCACCCACTTGTCTTAACAACGTACCATTTACTTGATTCTGTATCTGCAAAACTTCTTGACAAAATGGCAAGGCATCAACTTTTATGCAGTATATTTTCATTAGTGCATCCTCGCATAAAAAATATTATTTTGTTGAAATTTACGTATCGACGTTTCCATTTTCTTAAAACCTTTATCCTGAAGAAATTTAGTCAAATCGGGTTCTAATACACAACCTTTATACATCTCTTTATAATTGGCCTCGATATGAATAGCTTCAATATGTGTTAACGCCTCTGTTGCTCCTTTTAAGACTAAAAGTTCTGCTCCTTGAACGTCAACATATAGTAAATTAAAATCAGATGGTCGCAATACAAGCTCTTGTAGTAAAGTATCCAACTTACTACAAACAACTTTTATTTCTTTAACTTTCTTGATAGACGGGAATTCAATTTTATGTAAGCTCAACGGCAACAAAGAACTACTCCACAAATTATTAGTAATGGTGAATGAAGCAGTACCGTTAAAATTTGTGATTGCTTTTTCAACTACAGTTATATGCGGGTATTCTTTAGCTCTATCTCTCAGTTCTTTTACACATTGTGGTATTGGTTCTATCAGCAAAATTCTTTTTGGATTCAAGAATAAAAACTCATAGAGTTCCTGTCCCGTGGAAGCTCCAACTTGAATGACACCTTGAACATTAATATTATATTTAGAACATAAACTTTTTAGATTCATCTGAACAACTCCATAACTTTTTTTGATGTATCGTTATTAACGGCATTAGCAAGTTTTCTTAAATCATCCTCAGCACAAACCCAACGTCTACCGAGAAAGTTTGGTTTGTCATCCCACGTAGCTGTCCATTTAATTGTTTTAGTTTCCCATACTTCATCTAAAACTTTACAATCAGGTATGCTTGTATTTTCATATTCAGACGGCAGACACTGTTGTGCCGGTATATTTTCCAAGCGTTTCCAAGCGTCACTTTGTGGACAGTCCAAAATTCTACTATACAAAGGCTTGAAAAAATCACGAAGTAGAAACTGGTCACATTCCCATCCCCAGTTTAGACATCTATCAACATTTTTGTATCCCCATTTTATGTAATCTTCAAACGTAGGAGCAATGTGATGAATATATTTGTAGACTTCCTTCACGTTAAATCCACATAGGCCAGCCATGAATGGTAAACGATGCGACCCACAACCTCTGATGTTATGTGCTATACAATCCTTTTGACTTATAAAATGCTTTACGCATTTAACTTCCATTGAATGTAAAGCATAGTCTAAATCTCGACAGAATAAATAATCAACATCATTTTCCCATAAAGGCTTCATCCTAACAGTCGTTAATTTTGTTCCCATATAGGGCATGTCGATTACGACTACTTCGACATTATCAAATAAATGTAATTTTTTGAAGTAAGAACGTTTGGTTGAATTCTCATGTATGTATATTCGCGTAATAAAATCTGGATAGACATAAGAATTAGCAATTAACAGATAAGGAATATTGTTCCAATATCTACCACTGCTGCCCCATAAAACATATGATAGTATTTTTTTCATTTGAATTTATATTCCACTTCCTGATGAACACCAATTATTTCTTCTGGTATAGATGAAATGTCTATGCGTTTCCCTTTGTCAAATAAAGCAGCTAACTTCTCAGCAGTACATGGAAAATCTCGTCCCGCTGGACATCGTGTTTTATCTCTTACTATATTTACAGGCACGCCGAATGCTACTGATTTGTCCAAACATATAAGTTCTGGCATACTGCTTATGAAATGTTTTCGCTGTTGACTGAGATGCCCTTCGATAGCACCGGGGTCGCCTTTAACCTTTTTAAGAAATGGAAGCACATCACGCACTCTATATATTGAAGAAGATACTTCAAGAGGATAACCAAAATCTCTATCTTTTCCTGGCCATGTAAACTTGAAATAATTATCAACAACTTTTCTAAATACCGGACGTTTTATATTCTTATTAATAATATGACTCCATGTCACATTATGTCCCAATCTCAATGAAAACCCTAATACTTTTGGATTATCAAAAAGATGATGAACACACATTGCTAAATTGAAATCTCTATAAAATAAAGTATCATCAACAACAAACATAACAGCATCATATTTTGCTATGATATTATGTGTCTGTTCAGCCAAATCAGTTTCGCGTACAAAAGAAACTTCCTTAAATTCTTTCGCAAGTGCTTCATACTGATGTTGGTATTTGTCTGTTTTATATAAAACAGAACAATCAGCATATTCATAAAACTTAGCGTGTGATTTCAAAGAAGATATGCAAGCATGTAATTGCATCGCTCTATCTTTTGAAAAGATAATAGTAGCAAGACTTTTCATCTTTCTTTAATCCCATTAATTAGTTCTTGTTTAGTTCTTTTCCTATACACTGGACTCAATGCTATTTCTTTACCCCGTATTCCTTGCAACGTTCGATGTGCTTTGCCATCACCAATAGGATTAGATGAGTTATAAACATACAGCACATCTTTTATAAGTTTGATATGTTCAAGTCCTGCCATTTCTGCAATTGGTTTTACAACAGCACAGTCACCAGAGATTGTATAAAATTCTCCTGTCTTGTTTGATTTCAAATCTTCAACAAAGATATTCTTAAACAGAAAATACTTACACGTTCGTAAATGGGATGTGAGCCATCTGCCTCTTCTAAAGTCGTGACCTTTAGGAATAGGAATATTAATATGCGTTGGCACTTTACCTGACGGAAATTCTTGGTATCTGCCATAAGTCATCCAAACATCTGGATTTTCGTAATGTCCTGCAAGTATATTTAATGAATCACCATTATAAAGCCAATCGTCACCATCAACAATCACTATAACATCTTCATCATTTGGTTTACACAAATTAACAGCATCATACTGATTTTTGAGAGCGTTCACTCTTTTAGTATTAAAAACAGTTCTTACATTTTTAATAGGATGGGTTTTGATTATTTTGGCTGTGCCGTCTGTGGAAACATCATCTACAATTACAGCATCCCAATTTTTATACGTTTGTGCTGCTAACATTTTCAAGCAAGTTCTTATATACTTCTCACAGTTATAAGCAGCGACTATAATATGAAACTTTACGGACATTACATTTCCTCCAACGGAACGTATTTAATTATACTATTTAATGGACATAGTTTGTTATGACTGATAATGTTAATGCCATTTTTTCCTTTTAATGATTTAATGCCTTTGTGAAAAAGCGTATAATACTTACTTAGTTTTTGTGGAAAATTTGCATTGTTTTCATACATTGCATGATAATGTGTTTTCATTTTCTCGTCGGTAGTTAAATCTATGCCCAACAAATGTATTTCTGTATAGCCCAAAATAATTGCTAATTGTAAAGCACAGTATCCTGAATTTGTTCCAGTTCTAAAATCAGCAAAAGAAAAACCAAAATCGTCTTTTCCTTTGGCTTTTATTACCACATCAAATAAAGATAAATCATACACCAAACCACAGTGTATGTCTCTTATGCGTCCATTTCTTTCTATTAAATTCTTATGGGACAAATCTGCAATAAAAAATTTAGGACACGGTTTCTTTGAAAATAATTTTGTCAGTCTTCTTATTTTATGTAAGAAAGTGTAATCAACTGTGATAAAGTAATCAGGATTCGGGACATCGAAGATAGACATATTTGTTGCTATGGTGGTTTTGTTTCTTAGGCGTTCAAAGTCAAATCCTTTTAGACTCGGCCCACCACCGATGATATAAATATCCTTTCCACTATTCATTTCAGTCCTAATTAAAAATATAGCTTATTTAATCTGGTTCTATAGCACGCAATTCACAATCCTCAAGTGTGATCACAAATCCGTCAGTAGCTTCCCTGTCCGTTACTAAATCCCACACAGCTATTACCTGTCTGTCTCCTATCGTTTCCCCCGATTCTCCTGTGCCATCAGTTAACACAGCATACCTCGCACCATTACCTGAATCTGGTATCGAACCACCTGAAGCGGTCCAAACAAGGTCTTTAATCTGACAGATAGCTCTGTCGTTTGTGTCGTCTTCAGTAAACACATCAAAATCAACCCCTGATGCTGATGGGTCCAATTCATATCCACCTTCATCATAACCGTTACCATCAGCTATCTCTGTTAATTGACCGAGTGTATTTGTGTCTACAGTTGGAACATTATCAACAGTTACTAATGCCACGTAAAAATAATCGGGTAAAGCCTCACCACCAAATATCCAATCCAACGCTAAAAATTTACCTCTATTTGTCCAAAGCATAATTTATTCCTTTATGTTATCGTTTATATATTATAAGTTCCCATTTGTATTCTATGTTCCCCAAGTTTCAAACATACAGTCATAGCCAGGAGTTTTGCTCCAATTAGAACCACTATTAGCAGATATAGAATGATTACCACGAGAATAAGATGGAGAAGAAGTGTCTACTCTCCATTTTAATTTAGAGAATGGATGATCAGCTGGAGACCTCACTACAATAGCATAAACAGAATCTTTTGTTAATGCTACTCCATCACCAAAAGTAATTTCGTACCAATCGCCTCCTGCGACTTGAGTTATTGTGGAACCATCTAATGTTCCAGAACATAAATCTGCTCCAGTTGGGATGGAATCTCCAAATTCATCTGTTGTTGCGGCTCTTATGCTCACAACCATAGTACCAGGAGTACCACCAAAAAGAGGGTCCCAACGTAATTTTATTTTTACAGATGTTATCTGATAAGGAACTGAGGGAGTAAATGTCTGTGCTACCCAATCGGCATCATTAAACCAACTTCCAAGATCGTCCCCTGTAATATAATATTCTCTACCACTACCCGGTCCGCCTGTGGGTACAGGTGGCAAAGCTACAGTAACTGTCGGGTCAACACCACTCATAGCAACCTTAGCTATTAAATATTCATCATCATACACAGGGTCATCAATATTGCTGTCCCAATTAGTAGATGGTGGTGCAGCGTATAATGAATTCTTCATTCCAAATATATCTTCTATACACTCGAATGTGACTATGCCATCAGTCAAAGTTCCATAATGTGGTGTTGCTATGCGAACTATCATGGAGACTACGCCTAACGGTGCATAGGATAATTTGAATACATCTCCAGGATGCAAATGAGACATTGTACGTTTACATTTAATAGTCATGGTAGCAGCAAAAGATGAAAGCTGTTGTTGGTCGCGGGCCGCAAGCTGTCCTGCTAATTCATCGTTGACAACACCTGTATAATCAACATCATTTGGAATCAGCGTTTCATCTTGAGAAAAGGCAAGCGACATATCGTAACTTGGTGTCACAACCGGAAGATTATTATACATATCCCAATACTTCACGTAAGTTACATCGGGAATTTTATGAAGTACCCCACGTGTAAAACCCTCGATACTTACAATATCAGTTTCGTCAAATTCCTCAAGGTCATCCGCCACATAATCGTCACGAATCAATTTAATTTCGATTAACCCTGTTAAATGATCTTCATATATCACGCCATTTATATAATGTAATATATCCTTTACATGGTTTTCAAGAGATTGTTCACCTTCCCATTTAATACACAAACCAAAACCTTCACCATAAAGGGCATCAGCAGCTGCTTTCAAATTCGTATCGTTCATGTTTTCTGTTGGTGTGCAAAGACCCCATTCGGTATCAGTATAAATTTCACGCAACCAATGAATAGGATTTATTTCGTAAGTCCTGATCGCTGCTTTTGCCGAATACCATTGAGCTTCACCACTCGTCAAGTAGTCGGTTCTCTTAACCAAATATTTCCACTGATATAATTGAGATGAAAGACCAATATAAGGTCTTCGTAAAATTACTGTCGTCAATCCCCTGTTAGCAGAAATATAGCTACCTATTTGTGAAGCAAGATAAGTATTCAAAGTCTGGTCAGACGCTCCGTACTGGAAATTAACTGTCCCAACAATACCACCACTACCAGTCACCTGAGCATTATGTTCATGTATTCCGCCATATAATTCAGGTAAATTGATTACAGCCGAAGAAGCGGCATCTGCATTAAGGGATTTTTTGTTCGTACTATCCGGCCATATAAGTATATCGCCGACTTTTATTTGTATAACACCGTCACAAAAACCTTGTGCTAATATATGAAGCGCACCATAATAATACTTATTCAAATATACATATTGACCATCCGTGTCAGACAATCTAACACCCAATTTTTCGGTATAGATGTCACCAAACCATCCGACGATTGGGGCTTCCATCCAACAAGTACCGGCTATGATAGGAAATTTAGTTCCTTCTTTTATTTCTGGGAAATCGAAAGTATCTGGATCATACTTAATGTCCTTGGGGTCCTTCTTAGTAAGATACGCGACACCATAGGAAACGGCCATTATAATTAATGTCCAAATTATCCAAGAAACCAACTCAAATCCGAGGATGCCGTGTGTTAACGTAAACATAATAATTCCTCAATGAATCAAATCACCTTTGTACGGATTCTTTACTGGTAAATGTTCCTGTCCACCATAATTAAGAATGTTGTCAAATTTAACACGACAACAACCCGGTGTGTGATTACAACCCGGCCAAGCATCAAAGGAAGAACCACCGGAACCAGCGGTCACATCACTGGCGAATTTACGTTGAATTGTAATTGTATCACCAACTTGTGAAGTAATCATTCGACGGGCCGTTCCCACTTTTATTATACCACCTGCACCGAAAGAATAAACCTCCATCGTATTATCAGCTTCTACCATCTCAATATCGGTAATTGTGAGTTCACAATCAGCAGCACTTGACAACCAATAGTCATACACCCAAATTCGATAATATGTATAGGAATTGTTATTACTGAGTGTTACTTCAATCCATTCTGCAATATCTGTCAACTTATCTACCAATGTATCACTGCCACCCTCACCAGCGTAAACTTCACAATTGCCTTCCCATGCTGCGACAGGAATAGTCGTCCAATCAACTCCATTATTACTACCAGCAACTCTGAAATGTTTCATACAACCTTCACCGGGTAGTATGCCTTGATAACCTCCCATGTGATTAAAACTATACCACAAAACACTTGAAGTAAAGCCAGGCCGTATTCTTATCTTTTTGATTGTCTGTGCCGATGTCCATTTACAATATATCCAATTATTTGTGGTGGGAGATTCTCCACCATATGATCCAGCGGAATTTGACCAATAGGAACTGATACTGCCATCAAATGCTCTCGAAGCGTTTGCCGTATTAGATTTTGCGACATATGTACATCCTGATAATTTAGTTATGTCACCATAAACAGCAGGTGCTGCTACGTCCACGTCACCAAATTCTGAGGCGGTAATAGTCAAACCATCATCCGATATGGATTCTATTGTGCCTGTAATTTTATATGTATCCTTATCAACACCACAAAGAGTACCATACAATAAATGACCACAAAGTCTCATACACCTACGACGACCACCTACAAATGGCAAATCCGAACTCCTTGGTTCAAAAGTGCATTTAGGAATGACATCCCCATCCATCTTTACACTGGTTAAAAAACCTTTGAAGTGTGTCACATAAAAAGCTCCATGTCCCCGATAGATTGTCAAAGTAACTTCTTCTTCAGGCGGGCCAGCAATACACAGTAAACCGAGAGCATGATTTCTTGGAAGTTCTAATTCAAGACTATCTTTTGGAATTTCATTTGTTTGTTCTATCTCAGTTCGTTTGCACGGTCCCGCTGTGTATGTGTTTGTGGCATAAACAAAATCCTCACCACTACTGGTCAATCTGTAGTGTGTATCACCCATAGCAATATCATACAACTCTACCGGCTGCCCGCTTGCTGTCGATTCTTCCGATGATTGATACGTCATTCCACTACCACCATAAATACTTGATTAACACTATTTTTATTGGGTTCAAGCCAATCTATGTTTATCACATCAGACGCTTGCCGACATAAATCGAGAAAACCAATCTTGCAATCTCCAGACTCTACTTCCAATCCCAATGCAGAATCAATCGTTATTTCATCGTAACCTGCTGTGTTTTCTTCTATGCTTTCAATCTCTCGATATATTATTGTGCCATCTGTAAAAACAAATGCCAAATGAGTTCGTAAATCGTTAAGACCCATGTTGTCAGTAAGTCCTATATTTTCCACACTAAAAACTACATCAGCAGCGTCAATAGTCTCGACTTGGGTTAAATCGTTTTTATAGGTTGGAATCCAACATGTTCCTTGCCTACCTTTTAGGGAATGCAAAAACAATCTGAAATCCCAACATTTAGCACGAGTATCCTTATAAAAAGTCCAATTCTGTCCTATCAAATTAAATTCACTGTTGCTGAAGTAATCGAAGTCACCTATATCATAATCCTGCACAACTGAGTCGCTGTCAGACGTATATTCTTTATCCTGTATTCCTATGACGGAACCAGTATCCACGACAGTTAATTCTGGTGAACCGGAATCGACAGCAGTATATGTTTCGTCGGGTGTGTAACCTGTTAAAAGAATATTATCCTTAACAGCGAATGTGACTTGGGCTATGGAGTAATTAGCTTCGGCATTTGTTCTTTTTACAATATTCGTAATCTGAGCAGTTCTACATGGCATGATAAATTTATCGCCAGTGTATGTAGATACAACGGCTCCGCTTAAAGTCAGTGAACCATCATTAACGGTATCGACAGAAACCTTTTCACATTCTGTCAGAGACTTCCATATAATTGCATAACCATCATCACGAAAATCTGCGTTTGTGGTATCGACCGTTATAGCCATAGCACCAGCCGTTATTGTCGTTGCGTATGATACCTTTTCAGTCCAAATGGGCAAATCCCAAGTTGTTTTTTGATAACCAAACATAAGAGCATCAAATCTGCTTTGTTCTTTTTCTGTCTTTAAGGGAACTGAATAAGTAAAAAATTGTCTTGGTATTGGACGTACAGAAATTCTTTGCTCCGAACCAATGCCATCAGTCGGCATTATTATATCCGTAAGCCATTCTAATCTTTCTTTCACTTCTATTTGTGGCGGGAACGCAAAAATCGCCATAGTCTTATCCTAACGTATTTCTATTACGAATAACTTTTTGTACGATAACTTTTTCACCGGGTGCTGACCTCATTGTTTCGAGCATCGCCTCTCTGTCGTCTTTAACAAATATAGCTTTTATCTGTGGATTAAAATTGATACTTGGTTGGGCGGCTTTCACGCCTAATTCCCCTGATGCACTACGAGATAATGGCATAATGGCTTCCGGTCCTGCTTCACCCATTAAGGCCATCGGAGCGAGTGTTGGCTGATTGAGAATACCACCGTTCGCAAAAGCAATAACTTTGCCCATATTAAAAGCAGCACCTTTAGCAGCACCCAAAACGCTTGGTGATGGGGGAACACCAGCATTAGTTGGACCTGTTACACTAAGATTAGGTGACATGCCCATTGCTGACATTATCATTTTTGCCATCATCATCTTAATAATCATGCGATTCAAATCTTGGAGGATGCTTACTGCGAGACTTTTGAAATCTGCTTTACCTGTTTCAGCTAAAGTAGCAATAGCATCTGCTGTGCTGTCTATTGCACTAACAGCTACATCACCAAAATTTGCCCACGCATTTGTGGCATTCTCAGTCCATTGCTTTATTTTTTCAGTAAAAGCTAAAGAACTTTTTTGTTTTTTCAATAAATCATCTAATGTTTCTCCATATTCTTTCATTATTTCATTATATCTTTTCTGCTCACCTGCAGTCATGGAAGTAACATCACCCAATTTCTCCTCGATTAATCTTTGAAGACTCATCATAGCTGTTAATTTGCTTCGTTCATCAACAGTTTTCCCGACTAACTCGCTTTGAAATTTAAGGTCTTTATTCATATCTTTCAATATTTGTCGTAACTCTTGGATTGCTGGAATTTCCGAATCAAATTCGTTGACCTTTTTTATCTCTCCCATCAAACCCATCATATCCATCAATTCATATTTGACTGTTTGTAAAGAATCAATAAATGGCTTTGAACCTTTCTTAACATCAGACCACCAATCACGCCATTTTTCCATCGTTTCATCATATTCTAAAAACGCACCCCATCCTGATTCTTTTTTTAACTCAGTAATTTTAGCTTTAGCCTCTTTGGCAATATTTTCCAAAGATTTTCCTACAACTTCAAAATTAATTGGTATGGTTGGGAAGGCTTCTCTTCCTACTTTTTGAAAGTAACCGGAAGCGAGTTTATCCATAGCTTTCTTTTGTGATTCTGCAACTTGCTCAGTATATATGTCAAAGTCATCTTTGTCCATCATTAACGTCTTCAAATGCCGTTCCCAATTACTTTTTACACCCATAGCTTTATTAAGCAAATCTTGCGATAGTTTATTAAACTCAAGTCTATTCGCAAAACCTCTTTCAAACCAAACAAGAACATTAGCCCCAAACTTAACAAAGATTTCCTCACCTATGACAAAAAGAGCTTCACCAAAACTTATAAATAATTGTTTAACGATGTCTAAACCAAGTTGTATTCCACCTTCCATATCATAACGAACATAACGAACAAATTTTCGTATATGTTCTATGGCAGAGGTCATATAACTTGCTACTCTTCCCACCCACTTTTTGAATACCTCTTGATTCCGTTCAAAATCTTTTGCCAATCCTCGAATGGCCGGTGCAAGTTTTTGTCCAAATGCTATACTAAGGTCTGTTATTTGATGCCATGCCATTATCATGGCTGCTTTGAATGACTTTTGATATTTCTCAGCTATTTCCCGTGTCAATTTAGACAAATTTTCCATATCCCCTTGGAACTCTTTCATTTCTTTGGAGAAGCCCATCAAAGCCTGAATACCACGTAAGGAACGGTCTTGGAAACCTAACAACATCAAGTTTACTTTCTTGCCCTCATCAGACATGCCTGAAAACTCTTTCTCCAAATCTCCAAGTAATTCAGCAAGATTTCGCATTTTGCCGTTAGCATCATAAACTTCAATACCTAAATTTTTCCATTCCTCACGTGCTTTAATGCTCGCACGCTGTAAATCTCTAACAGTCGTCCATAAAAGTGTTCCAGCTTCTTCTCCCACAATACCAGCACGAGCAAAAGCCATCAACACCGCTGTTCCTTCTTCCATACTTTTATTTACCAAACGCAAAGCAGGTGCGGCGGCATGTGTCATAGCTACTGCAAAATCCTCAATTTCAGCAGTAGTTTTAATGGCTGCATATGTAAAAGAATTAGACACCCTTTCCATTTGCATCATATTCTTTACGGGATTTATGGAAGCCATGCCCAAACCTTCCAAAGTCCTAACCAAGTAACGAGTAGCTTGGTCTAATTTCACTTGACTTGCAATAGCAAAATCAGCTACTACAGGCAAGGCTGCGACTGACCGGGCTGCTACAAAACCTGCTTGTCCCAAAGCAAAGTAACCCTCGGCCAACTCTCTGGCGGAAAGTATGGATTCCTTAGCCATTTGTCGAGCAGCTTTTGACATCGCATCCTGCATAGCTCCCACCGCATTTTCAGTAACTGCGGCTGAACGAACCATTGCATCCTCAAAACTGGCAAAGGCTTTGAGTGAAGCTACTGTATAAGCAAGTATAGCTATAGCTGCTCGTTTAATCCATTTTGAAATAGTATGTACCATTTTACGAAAAGCGGCTGTTATTCTAACTGCTATCTTCTTTGCAATGTTTACCATTTTGGTGAGAGCAGAGGCAAATTTCTTTTGTGTTCGCTCCAATTCATCCGTAAATTGTTTAGAATCCAATCGCAAATTAGCAATAACAGAACCAACGTTCAAATTCATTATCTTTTCCTTTTCTTTCGTTTGCCGATTAAGCCAGTCAATCCAAAGAAAAACTGTTTAGCTTTATTAGCTCTGACCTGAACATTTGGCTCTACTGGCTCACCTGCTTCTCTATGTGTAAATTTCATTATGAAATCTTCTATCTTAACAACGACACCTTTTCGCACGTTCGGGCGGCGTACTTCGGCAGCAATCTGAGCCAAGTAATGACAGGTTTTGTCAAAAGCATTAATATCCCATTCCAAATATGCCATCCACAACACAAATTGTGAGCAAGACGTTTCCATCTTTATTCTATCCAAAGACATACCTAAATGGGAGGCGAGGCGTAACCAACCTAATTCCTCACCCTTTAAGAGTTTTTTGCTTCTGCTTCCTGTTTCTTACGAGCTTCTTCATTCAAACCACTCAAATCTTGGGCAGCATTAAACAAACTGTTTAACACAGTCGAAGGCCATCCTTGCTCTTTTTCAGTTCCGTCCATTACTGTGGCGGGAACTAACTTGTTTTCACTGTCATACAAACACAGTGAGAGCAAAGTCGATTCCAAACCGGCGTAGTCCTTAAACGATGAAACCTCACCTTTGTTGTTAAGAACTATACGGCCACCCATCTTGTTAAGGTACTTGCCTTTTTGCCGTCCATCCAGTTCACGCATGACATATTCTTTATCATCTATCGTAACTGAAACCTCTTTTAATGTCGTTTGAAATACTAATTCCATTTTTTAATCCTTTCCAAAATTTATGTACGCGAATTCACCAAAAAACATCTTGGCTGCTTTGTTATATGTTTGTGCAGCCTCAACCTCAGAATCGAAAAAGCCCAAATTTGTTGTTCGTCTATTTACACAAATTTGGGCGTGCCATTTACTACGATCTCGAAACCACGATACGCCCTTAAATTGGGATGTTCCTTTTCGAGATTTTGAATTACGTATATTTTGAGCACAGGTAGCCATCCTCAAGTTACCACGTTGATTGTTGAGGCCATTCCTATCCTGATGATCACATTTTCGTGGATCACCAAGTTGTAAGCCCAAAATTTTGCGGTGCATCCAAATCATTGTTTGCTTACCATTCTTGTATGAATTCCGAACAGCATAAAAAGTATTTCCCATTTTCACGGCACACCATTTCCATTGATTCA